AAATGCCCCGGTATATCCTGATGCGGCTGGTTCTGCAAGGTCAACAACTAGCAACAGATCAGATCATCAAATATTAAGAGATCATGGATTTCATGTTATATCAAAGAAAGCAAATCCTCCGATTATAGATAGATTAAATGCTTTGAATCGTATGCTAAAAGATGTTAATGGTAAAGTAAGAATGACAGTTGATCCGAAGTGTACATATTTAATAAAAGACTTAGAACAAGTGCAAAGATCAAGAGATGGAAAAATAGATAAGAGTGATATAACTCTAACTCATATGCTTGATGCTTGTTCATATTACATTAGTTACAGACATCCGATCGTAAGTAGAAAACCGATGAGTGTGGAATGGTAGTATTTTTATGCGGTGTCTTATTGGGAGCGTTGGGAGCGATACTTTCACTTCATTTATATGGAGTAAAATTACAGGATAAACAAATGAAGAAAAATCGTGAGTTATTATGGTATCTATCAAGCCTCAAAGATAAGGCAACAAGCTGATGAATTATTATGATATGATAACAATCCCGGACATGGGAAGCAAAGCAGTATTTGAAAGCATTAAGAATGCTGAAGATATTGTATTAAGAGAAGATTATAAACGTAGACAAATGGGATTAGATTTCTATTACAATAGAGATATTGAGGATTATGTAGGGGATTACTTTCCCGGTACTTCATTAAGTCAGATACCTCCATTACCATTAGGTAAGATTGTTTCTCGCTTTGCTAGAGCTAGGATGATGTTATATAAAGCACCAGCTAAAAGGTTTGTAGGCGGTGAACTAGCGGAAGAATATCTATCCTATACGCATCACCTTAATTCATCATCTAGAATAGCAAGTGAGTTAGCATGGTTATTAGGTACGATCCATATCAAATCAGTATGGAATGATAGACATAAAAAGATTGAATATCATATCCTCCCTAATGTCAGAGAGTATTATTATGAAGGTGAGCTAGAGCCTTATGGCTATTCTTATGAACGTGGTAAGAATGCTAGAGGTGATAGGGAGTTTGTGTTCTGGTCAGAGTCTAGAGATAGTGAACCGGGGATGCACTTCTTATATGATATTAATGGTCGTGTTTATCCGATACCGGGCAATCCAGAGATGTTAAATCCTTATCAACGCAACCCTATCTCTAAGATTATGTTTCCCTATGATGCTATGGATGTTACGATGGCTTCTCTTCATTCTTCAATAGCATTTACTGAAGTAATGTTGGCTACTAGGTATCAGATGGGTTCGCCTGTTATTACAGGAATAGATCAAGAAGTTCCCAATCTAAAATGGGGAGTAGATCGCCTTATTTCTCTTCCAGAAGGTAGCTCAATGAGTTTTGTTGCACCTCCTTCTAATATTAATCAGATGATCTCTGGAGTAAAAGAATTATTAAATGTAACAGGACAGAATCATGCCTTATCTATACGATGGGGAGAGCAAGGGCAAATTCCAAGTGGTCAAGCATTAAAGATTCTTAACATGGAAAACTTAGAAAGCAGAGAATCAGATATTCCGATGTTTCAAGACTTTGAAGAAGAAAGATATGCTATTGATCGAAAGTTAATTGAAGTACATACAGGAAGAGTATTAGATGAATCATTTGCAGTTGACTTTTCTGAATCAAATTATCCAGAGGAATGGAATGTAGAAAAAGACAAACTCCAATTTATGATGGATAATGGTCTTATGGATAAGAAAGAATTATATAGGCATTTCAATAAAGATATTACTGATGAAGAATTAGAAATGAGATTACAAGAACTAGAGCCAGAGGTAGAGGAAGAACCGACACCTCAATCACCATTATTAGCGGCACTTCGTGGATAAAGAAAGAATAGCAGAACAATTCGCAAAGGCTTTGCAAAAAGCACAGGCTCAAATGGTTGAGGATATTCTAGATTTACAAAGAACATTAACTAGAGGCGAGTTTATATCGGTTATTAGTACCTTAGATGTTGATGAATATATATTTAATCAGGTTGGATTGCAGAGGGATTTGAATGCTTATGTATCTGCATATCAAGGTGTACTAAGTGGGATGGAGTTTACAGGAGCAGTAACAGAAGAAACATTGTTAGCATTGGTTAGATTAGATGAAGCAACCTTTAGAAAGCAGATCAGTTCAATGGGTGAGCAAGTGATTGATGAAGCTGTTAAAGGCATCTTGGGAGGCAAAACAGAAAGAGAGATTGCTCAAAGTATGTTAGGTAATGTATTAAGACCAGATCAAGCAGAAACATTAGCAAACACAACTTTGAATACTTTTGAAAGAAATGTAACTGCTGAAATGGCTGTGAATGATCCTCCTGATGCTACTTATGTTTATCAGGGAGTGGTAGATGATAGAACTAGAGACATCTGTTTAGATATGATGGCATCTGGAAGTTTAACAAGGGATCAGATTGATTCACAATATCCGGGAGCTTTTGTTGATGGAGGCGGATTTAATTGTAGGCATAGATGGGCAAAAGAAACATCTGTATCTAAAAAACTAACTGATCCAAAAGAAGCAAAAGATTTTATTGATCAAAAAGGTGGATTTAAAAAAACACCATTAACACCTCAACAACAATTAGAGCAACGTGGCTAAAACATTAAGAGACATACCAACATTTACTAGGAGATTCTGGAAGGGAGTCGGTGATGAGGTAGCGGATCGAATAAGAGTGCATACCACTAAAGGTGGCAAAGATGTTGATGGTGTAAAGTTTAAGCCATATAAGACTCATACTCCTTTTTGGTTTACAAAAAAAGTTAATGGTAAGAATGTAAAGATATTTGCTGAAGATTATAAAACAAGAAAGGCAAAAGGTGCATTTAAAAGGCAATCATCTAAGTCAACAAAGGTTGATTTACAGTTAACCGGGGATATGATGAGAAACTTACAAACTAGAGGATTCACAAAAGATAGTGTTGTTGTTGGATGGTCTGGTACAAATGCACAAAAGATTCAATGGAATGCGGATATGGGTAGAGAGGTTACTAAGCCTTCTATGCCTGTAACAAAAGACATTCAAAAATTTATTTTAAAACAAGTTGATAGGTTTATTGAAAGGAACGCCAGAGAGGCAACTAAAAAGCCAATCAATTTAAAAATCGGTAAATAAAAGAAAGGACTCAAGATAATGAGCGAGAACACAGTACAAGATAATGTACAAGAGTTGGTAACTGAAAACCAGAATGAATCAATATCTAGCAATCAAAATAGTGATTTACTGCGAGAAGTCATGCAGAAGAAAGAAAGATTGCAGAAAGCAGAGTCTAGAGTTGTCGAGCTAGAAAAGAGATTGGAGGAAGATCGTCAGGCACAATTAGCTGAGAATGATGAATGGAAAATGTTGTACGAAGAAAACAAAGCTAAACTTGAAAAGATCACTCCAGAACTTGAATCATATAAGGCTAGAGACAATGTAGAGATTGATAGAATGCTTTCAGACTTCCCTGAAGAAGATAGGGAGGCTTTTAAAGGTATGAGCTATAGTCAGATGAAAGTAGTTCATAATAAATTAATAAATAAACCAAAGAATATTCCGAGTGTTGATAACTCAACAGCTTCTGGCTACCAAGGATATAACTCCTTAACAGAAGCGGCTAGGGATGTGGCTAAAGGTAAATTGGATAAAAGTAGCTATGCGAAAATCAAAGAAGCGTTTGCATCTAAATTCAATTAACAATAATCCAACTACAGGGATAAACACCGGGAGTGTAGCATCTGCTATATCTAAAGATGGTGAGCATATATATGTCTCCAATGGTGAGAAGATACCCTATGAAGATGGATTTAGAATTTGTGTTGGTCAAGAAAAAGTGCCTTTGTGCAAAGACTTGAGAAGCACATTCAGCCACATCTCCCAAGATCGTTGGGATGCAATATTCGGTAAAAAAGGAGATTAGAAATGGCGGCTGGAGATAGCGGAGATTTCGCTGGTGGCTTATTAGAAGTCATCGAATCAGAAGCAGTAATAAAGTTTTCGGAAGCAAATGTAACAATGCCTCTAGTAACTGTAAAAGGTGAACCGAAAGCAGATCAAATAACATTCATCGCATACAATGCTGGATCAGATGCGATCACTAGTGGAGATGTAGCGGCAACAGCAGAAGGAACAGTAACTCCTTCAACTGCATTGGACACAGAAAAAAAGACAGCAACATTGGATATGTATTCTGTCATGGCACCTATGTATGATGAAGCAAAATTATCAAATGCTGATGATATTGCGGCTAACACAGGAGCATTAATTGGAAACGCACTTTCAGCTAAAGCAGATGCATTGTTGAATGCTTTATTTGATGGCTTTTCAAATACTGCTGGTGCTAATGATGCGGCTCTATCTGTAGATAACTTGTTTTCAGCTTTATCACTTTTGAAGCAAAACTCTGCGATAGGACAACCAAATGCGGTACTTGATCCTCGTCAAATCTGGGGAACTTATGGAGTTCATAACGACCTAGTGACAGCGGCTCAATTTGCCGGTGCTGGTGTACAAGATGAAGGTGCTAGAACAGGATTTGTTAGCCAAATCGCTGGTATTAGTATGCATTCATCACCAGAGTTCACAGTAGCATCCAATGCTGTAAAAGGTGGCGTATTCGTTCCCGGTGCTTTGGGAATGGGTTATGCTGGTGAGATGTTAAGAGTCGAGGTTTATCGTGAAGGTAATTATCTTCGTGATAACATTATCGGTTCTGGTTTCTGGGGAGTTACAGAGATCATAGATGGTTGGGGTGTTGAGATACATACCAAAGTTTCTTAATCATTAGAAACAAATAAGATTAGGGAGGGGATTTCGGTTCTCTCCCTATCTCTTAGGGGAAAATAGAATGGCATTAGGTACAAAGAAAAGTTTTAACACAATTATGAGGGAATATTTTAGCGATGTAGCTGGAATAACATCTGGATCAAAAAGCCTAAATGATTCAATGCGATCTGGATTAGTTGCTCTTGGATATTCAGGATCATTAGGTAAGATGTTGAAAGAGTGGGCAAATAGTCAGGGTGGAGCTGGTACAAGTGTTAATTCAGCTTTGAGAACTGCTTTTGCTGATATGGTAGGTGAAACCGGGGTGAGTGTTGGTTCAATGTCAGATGAGTATATGGGTAAGATACAATGGGAGAATATGTTAACAAAATTTGAAGATGAAGATCGCAAATGGAACTTCATTGATTAATAACCGCACAGAAAGCTGTGCAAAATAATCTCATGGAAAGGGGATATATATGGCAAGTTTAACAGGATCAAGTATAGCGAGTAGTTATACCTCGCTTTTAAAATTAAGCGGAAATACAGATAACATTGTTGCTGGTAATGGTAGCAATGCAATACAAGTAGTAGATGGAGATGGAACAGGATCACCACTTTATTTAAACACAGATAGATTAGGAATAGGCGGTCAGCCTTCATATCCATTAGACGTTTTTGGCACAGGAGATCAAATAGTCAGAGTAAGATCAACTGCAAACTTAAGTGGTAATGATGCTATACTTGCAGTAGAAGTAGCTGGAACAAGTGCTGGTGATCCTTTTATAAGATTTAATATTGATAATATTGGAGCTTGGTCGCTTGGAGCAGATAACTCTGATAGTGACAAATTTAAGATTTCAGGTT